TTGGTAGCGTTGGGCGTACTTGCTTCAACACTGCTCCAACCATGTCACCGCCTTGGTTTACTTCAACCAATACCGCATCTGCTTTGTACTTATCAAATAGTTCCACTGCCTTTGTTGCCCAGGCTAGAGGTGATCCTCTAAATGAGTAATCTCCTAATACATAACCTTGACCATCAGCGGTAGAACCAACTACAACAATGCCTGTTTCATCTGACTTTTCTGAATTAGTTACAGCAGGATCTACGCTTACAACAATTCTTGCCATAGTTGGGGCTATATCTATACGGGTACGATCAATTAAGCCTCTAGTCCACAATGCGCCTTCAACATCATCAAGGATCTCACCATAAAGTTCCTGGCGGCCTAATCGTGTTCCGTTGTACCGCGCTTGTAATTCCATTAGTGCGCTAGGTGCTAGGTTTTTGGCGTTATCAAATGTTGAGCCTCTAGTAATTACTACTGAGCCATCTGTACGCCCTGCAAGCATGCGTATGAGGGCTGTTGAACGCGGTGTAGTGGTAACAATAACCCGTGGCTTTTTACCTAAGCGTAAGCCAAACTGCAATTGATCCCAGGCATCTTGATAGCGCCATGCACCTAATTCATCACACCATGCGCCATGATGTTGAGGGCCACGGAAGCGTTCAGGGTTATCAGCAGAAAAGAGTTTTATGCGGCTACCGTTTTTTAGCAAAATCTCACCAATAGAACGGTTGTAATTCTGAAGCATTTGATACCGCTGTAATACCGCAACAATGCCTGACTCACCTTCAGCGCATGTATCTCTAGCATCTGAGAATGTAGGGGCTACTACTGCCCAGCGTGTAGCGGGTTGAACAATTGCTTGCCAGGCTATTTCTTCAGCGCCTAATCTTGTTTTACCAAATCCACGCCCAGCCATGGCAAGCCAAATGTTCCAATCACCTTCAGGCGGTAGTTGGTTTGCTCTCGCTAGTTTGTTCTTCCACACCCAACGGCTCGCTTTGATCCGTGAGTTCTGTGACGGTTGCAATCCCGTTTGTTGTGATTGTTCCTGCCTCAATAAGTCTTGCGACTCGCTCAACTTCTGCGTCAAGATCTGATCCGTCATAAGTCACTACTTCCGCTTGTACCTTCAATGGAGCGTCTAAGCCTAATAACTTTGCCCGCTTATCAATTACACGCAATACATAATCAGCCGCTCTTAGATTTCCGTTTACAGCAGGTTGCCAATAGGTGCGCTGAAGATTGTCTAAGCGATCTAGTTCCAACTCACGGTGTTCTTCTATCGTGGCAATAGGGTGACGCATAAGAGCGCGCTTGTAAGCCTTGATGACTCCTGCAATGCTCATGTCCACCATTGTTGCTATTTCACGCCATACATAACCTTCATGGCGCAACTCAATTATGGTTGTTTCTTTTTCTACTAATTCTTGCGTAATTTCTACCATAATATGTTTATGTTAAGGTTTCAAAAAGTTTCCTGCAAGTTGAAAGAACAAAACCCCTACTCATTGGAATAGGGGCTGTGTCCAGCACTCTACAAGGTACTTATGTTTCCCTTGAGGTATGCGTAATCTAATGGTTCATTAAAAGAATTACAAGTAGGACAATGAAGAAAGTTATTACTAGCGTTTGCTCACTCATAGAACTGCCTTCCCTGTCTTTACCAGGTTTAAACGGGCATCAAGTAATTCATCAAGTTGTTCTGCAAGCATTTCTTTCTTGCGCCAATCCATACGGTTGCCAAATTCATCTGTTTTGAGCATGTTGTAAACATGGCTCAGACATTCATCTATCTGATCCAGTGTTACTTCTTCTTCAATGACTATCACATGAAGATGTTAGCCTTGATTACGCTCCTGGCGCTTTGAGAAATATGCTTCAACATCTTCACGCTTATAGAACACATTACGCCCGCGTTTATCAACCCATGCAAGAGTTTTACGGTGTTGTATCTGTCGCAAATTGTTGATTGTAATGTTTAAACGCTCGCAAACTTCAGGTGCGCTCATTAGTTCATCTACCACGGTGTTGCCTCCTGTGTTTTCTTAGCCTTATGTAATCTAGGAACTAAACCTACATCTTTGGCTGTAATTTCCATTGATGTTTTTTCATTGCCTTCTTTATCTGTGTAAGTGCTTTGTGCTAATTCACCTACAACTAGAACTGTGTCACCTTTTTTAAAACTATCTGCAACTGCTTCAGCCTTTGTTCCAAACACAACAACTTTGAACCAATTAGTTTCGCCATCAACCCATTCACCATTAACTTGCTTGCGTGGTGTGTAAGCCAATGAGAAATTACAGTAAGCATTATTGTTTTTTGAAAACTTTAAATCAGGATCACTGCCTAAATTACCTTTGACGCTTATGTTCATTATTCACCTTCCATCATTACGGCTTCTGTACCGTCATCTCTTAGTAATACTATTGACCCGTCAGGCTTTACAAAGGGGTGATCCACTGGCTCTCTCCATGACGGACAAATCCAACCCTTTTGCTCAGCCTGAGCGGGATTAAGGTGAATACTACTGGTTTTTAGATTATGGCAACCGTGGTGAACCAAAATTAGATTTGCGGGTGTGTCTTTCCCGCCGCGGGATTTAAGTTTGCGGTGATGTATCGCCATGTTTTCAGGCAATCCAGGGCCACCGCATGTTTCGCAATAACCATCTGCCCTAGTCATTATTATGGTTACAACTTTGGCATCAATCGCCATCTTCTTCTTCTTCAAACGGATCATAATGTTGTGGCAACCCAATTTCAGTTGGTATGCCCAAAGGTTCAATGATGCTCATTAGTACCAACCGCCTCTCAGATCTGCTCCTGCTTTTTTCTTCCAAAAAGCCCATGCGTTACATGGAGAACCATAACGCTTATACACATATCTTAGCCCAGCCTTAATCTGCGTGTGAGCATCTTTAGGCTTATATGGGAATTTGTAATTACCCCATGTGCTAGGCAGAAATTGAAACAATCCAAACGCGCCTGAAGAACGGTTAAGCGCATCTACACGCCAGCCGCTTTCACGCGATACCAACTCAACTAGGCAAAAGTATTGTTTTGCATGATCTTTGTAATCTTTCTTGATCATTACCAGCGCCATTTGTTTAGGCGGCAATTGGTGTAATTCCAATTTTGGTGCTTCTGCTATTGCAGGGCTGGCAAACACAATTCCTACCGCTAATGCGGCGCTTAAAAGGATTTGTGTTAGACGCTTCAGGCTTTAGCCTTTCGCCAACTTTCTACACACTTCGCAAGCGGCGTTACCATAAATCCAACTACCGCAAATACAACGATTAACTAAACTGTCCATTGCTTTACCCCTTTCAGGTTATTTTTAGGACTGCTCTATTTTATAGCAAATCTCACTGATTACAACGCCTAAAAGCGTCACAATAATTACGCTTGCAATAAAGATCATTCTTCTTCCTCCTGTGGCGTTAAGTTAATAATTGCTTGAATTACATTAGCCCTGCTTAATCTGATGCCTTCCACAAAACCCATGTAGCGCTCACGCGTTTCAGGTTCGCTTAACATCTTTGCTACATACGGGCCTTCAATCCAGGTTGTTAGCGCATCTTGTATTGGCTCTAAATGGTTTTTAATTATTTCTTCAGGTGTCATGGGTATCTCAAATCTTTGCACCACTCTGACATGTTCTCAATTGCTACCTTGCATTGATCAGGGGTAGTTATGTCGTAAAGCCAGTAAACAATTACGGCTACAACAATTCCCAAAACAATCTTGCCTCTGCGTGTCAATCTAGCGTTTTCCATTGCTTGCCTTCCTCCTAAAGTATTCGTGACCTGCACACCATTCGCACTCACACAACATGCTTCCATCTTCTTGATAATGAACTAATACAAAATTAGCGGGTGATCCAAAAGTTCCGCACCATACGCAACTAGGATCTTTGCTTATAGACATTGTGGATCTGTGGGTTCATGTCAGCCAACTTATCTTGAATTGCAAACCAAACTTGTTCGCGTTGCATTGCATTATTCATTGACTGACTTTTGTTAGGTGGAATTACAAAATCATTGTAATCAACCGTTATTTCTATTTTGAACTTCACACACATGTCCTTTCGCGCTTGTTAATTTCATTCCACACGCGTATGCGTGTTGCCTCAATAGTTTTTTCAGGATTGCCATACAACTTTTTATGATAATCGTAAGCAGGATTACCTGGGCCATCTTCTAGCGTTGCTTCATACTGCGCAAGCGCTTGATTGATAATTTGTAAATCTTTACTTGTTAGTGCCATTACTTTGCCTCTCCTAATCTTGGTAGTGTCAAATAACCATCTGTTTTTGGGTGACAGCGCGCGCAAAGAATTCCTTGCTCACCTTGTTTGGCCCATGAGCGCAACGCATGCCCCTTGCAAGCGTTACAAACAATTAACAAC